TTAAAGAGTGGCAAAAAACGATTAATGAGAAGGTAGCAAAGCAAGTGATAAGTGCAGAGGTAGAAGAGCGTAAAAAAGACTTATTTGCAAAAATGGATGCTCTGAAGATACTCGCCGATATAGCAAGGGGCAAAGGAATGAGAGTTGATGGGGAAAAGTTTATTCCTTCATATAGAGAGCGTATTTCAGCAATTGCACAACTATCTAAAATGGAGGGATGGGACGCACCGGTTAAGCAGGAGGTTAAAGGAGATTTCAATGTTACAGAAGTTAAGATAGTGTGGGAGGGCGAACCAGATGAGTAAGATAACAATCACCCCAAGGGGGAACCGAAAGCAATATGAGTGCATAAAGAAGTGGTATAATTCAACAATAGATGAGATTCTATATGGAGGAGCAAAAGGAGGAGGGAAATCATTTATAGGGTGCTCATTAATATTTGCAGATGCTTTTATGTATGCAGGGACACACTATTTCATTGCGCGGAAGCAATTAAATGATTTGAGAAAATTTACCATACCATCAATTCACGAAGTACTGAATGGGTGGGGCGTACCTCAAAGAGTATATAAGTACAATGGTCAGGATAATTACTTTGAGTTGTGTAATGGCTCAAAGGTTTTTCTTTTGGATTGTAAGTATTCACCAAGCGACCCACAATATCAGCGCTTTGGTTCTATGCAGATGACAAGGGGTTGGATTGAAGAAGGAGGAGAATTTGAGTATGATAGTTATTCGAACCTCAAAATATCAATAGGGAGATGGAAGAATAGAGAGTACAATTTGAAAGGTAAACTGCTCATTACGGCTAATCCTTCTAAGAATTTTATGTATAAGGAGTTCTATACACCTTACAAGGAAGGTACTTTGAACCCACGAAGGGCTTTCATTCAGGCTCTACCGTATGATAATAAGATGTTACCCAAGGAGTATATTGAGAGCTTGGAGCGTACATTGAAGGGTGCGGAGAAACAGCGATTATTGCACGGGCTATGGGAGTATGATGATGATCCTAATGCTTTATGTGATTACGATAAGATATTAGCGATATTCAATAATGACCAAGTCCCTGCAGATAAGGAAATGTACCTAACGGCGGATATAGCACGCTTCGGCTCTGACTTGTGTGTTATATGTGTGTGGAGGGGATGGGAGTTAATAGAGATACACACATTAGCTATATCAGCAATGACGGAGGTACAAGGTCTTATACACACCCTTAGAATGAGGTATAACATACCCAAGGGGAATTGTATCGCTGACGAGGATGGTGTAGGAGGAGGGGTAGTAGATAACACGGGTATTGTTGGATTTAAGAACAATAGTTCTCCTATTGAAGAGAATGGGAAGGAGACTAATTACAAGAACCTGCAAACGCAATGCTTATATAAGTTAGCCGAGCGTATCAATAACAATGGCATATATATTAGTGCTGAATTATCAGAGAAGACGAAGGAGTGTATTATTGAGGAACTGGAGCAGATAAAGAGCGACAACAAGGACGGACATAGACTATCAGTAATCAATAAGGATGCTGTGAAGCAGGCAATAGGGAGGAGTCCTGATTACAGGGATGCATTATTGATGCGGGAATACTTTGACTTAAAACCAAAAAAGAATTTTAAACCAATATTTTGATGATGACTACTTTTATTTTTTTATTCTCCTTAGGGATTTACTTCCTTATAAAGGCGGAATCGGCACGTTCTAGGAGGAACTTAGAACGATTTAGGGATAGACAATGGTTTTTCTACAACAGGGAAGTTTTTGTGAATCAGTTCATAGGATTCACAATATTAGCTTTAATTATCCTGTTGAATTTTTTTGCGGGGTGTATAACAATAGATTTCAAATGACGTTAGGTAGGTACTTATTATTGAGCGATAGTAGGCGTAGGAGGGTTAGTATTTTGTTAGAGGTGTTAAATCCACAGCCTTTTTTTTATACGGGTGTATGGAGATGGAGGCGTAGGAACGGGGTGGAACATCTAACAGAACTCACTTGGGGAGAAGTTCGTGAGGTAATTGCACTAGTTAGTAGTGGAGAGCTATCCCAATTGATAGAGGCGTTCAAGTTGGTGTATAAGATACAATACCCTGCAAGAGTGAATGTATATCGATTTTATGCTTGTGTGAAGTTCTTAACAATAGAGGTGAATAGGGTATTAGCACAGGAGCGAGAGGAACTACGAGGGGAGGACTTCGGAAATCAGGGCATAATGGAGCAGGCGGGGGCGAGTTCTCTGGAGCGATTCTCAGAATTAGGAGTGATAGACTTCCTTGCTGGAGGGGATATATTGAAGTACGAACAGATAGAGTCTCTCCCTTATAATACAGTGTATTACACATTGTTGTATAAGACAATGAAGAAAAATGTAGAGGCGAGAATGTTAAAAATAATGAATAGATAACAATAGGAGTATGAATAGATTATATATAGATGGTAAGGAGGCAGATTTATTAAGTAATGACTTCACTTGGAATATGCAATGTGCTGATTTCTTTTCATTTGACACAAGACAATTTTCTCATTCAGATGTAATGTATCTTCCTATTACGGATAATAACAGAGCAATATTTGGTCTTTCAGATGTTATTGGAATAGAGGGAGACGGTGCGCATAGGAGTTATCGAGTGGATTTTCATATAAATGGAATAGAGGTAATCAGTGGCGGAAAGGGGTACTTGGTTGGGAAGCAAGGGGGGAAATATAAGTTTGCATTTCACGAGGGTATCAAGGGGATTTATCAGACGTTGAACCTATATAAGGTCTCAGATATATTGGAGCGATACAAGGGAGAGGTAGAACACGTGAAGACAAAAGAATTCATAAGAGAGAGTTCTCGCAGATATAACGCTGGAGAGCGAGCAGATGTACTCTATGCGCAGGCGTACTATGGAGGAGCGCTGACAGGTGTGTATAATTATCATTATGCACCGGTGGCTATTTCAGTTCGTTGGTTGTTCGAAAAGATGGAGCATCTCACAGGGAATAGATTCGTGGGGAATTTTTTTGAAACGGAGCAATTCAAGACCTTATACTTGTTGGTATCTCAGGTGTATCATAAGAGTGATAGCAGGGAGGGCAGGAGCGCTCCAGAGAGCTATGAGGGTGATACAATTGATTGTGGGAATGGTGATTGGGGTAGGTTCGACTATTATGAATCAAGTAAGATGAAGAGGGAGTCTAGTCCGGATCGGATAGATTGGGGTTACTTGAAGTTGGGACGTCGTGATTATGAACAGAAATTCTCAACGGTTCCAGAGCGAGTTCCTTTGGAGCCGAATACATTCGGCAGATGGACGGACTTCGAGATAAGACTTACCCTAACGAATTGGCGTGGTAATATAGAGATATACAAGAATGATACATTGGTATTTAATTCTATCCATATGGCTGAGCAGAACGGCAGGCGAGAGATAGCACACGTAGAGAGAGGACTATCGCAGGAGGATAGGATGTATGTAAGATGTGTGTATCACATAGATGATACAGAGCGTAATTTTTTGGCAGAAAACATAAAGGTAAGATTCTTTAATGATTCATCCATTATACTTTCGGAGATGGTATCGGACTTGTCTGCATTGGATTTTTTAAAAGAGATAATTATAATGTTCGGTCTAACCCCAATGAGAGGTAGAGAGGAGAATGTAACGCACTTCTATACCGTTAGAGAGCGATTGCGAGAGTCTCCTGTGTTGGATTGGTCGGATAAGTTCGTGAGGATATTGAGTGAGGATTATCACGCATCATCGGGGAGTTATGGGCAGAAGAATTGGTTCAGATACAAGAAGTATGAGGAACAGAATAGGAATCAGAAGGATTGTGATACGGTCGTAAGGATAGATGATGCGTACTTATCATTAGAACATACGTATGAGAGTAAGTTCTGTGGGGTGGTAGATATTAGCAAGAGGATAGATAGTAGAATGGAGAACTTCTGGTATTGGGAGGGGGAGAGTAAGGAGGTGATAGATAATGGAGTGAAGAGGATAGAGATGACGTATAAGAGTAAGGACAATCGATTTCACATATTCAATGCTGTCATTACGAATAGGCGAGAGAGGGTGGAATTGACCTCAGAGGGGGGTGTAGCGGATTCATTTGAAACGGAAGTTGTTCGAACGAATGCTGTTGGGCTGAGTTGGGGCAATTTGATTACGACCTATTATGAGGGTTTCTTTGAGATGATAGAGAGAATGCGGTTATACAGGTGCGAGATGATACTAAGTGCATTGGATTTATATGAATTTGACTTTTACAAGAGGATATATGTAAGTCAGCTAGGAGGGTATTTTGCTCCGAATAAGATTACATATAAGACGGGAGGAATGGCAGAGGTAGAACTAATTAAGATAAGATAGAGATGAGTACAACAATAGCGAAGATAGATATAGATGTAGAGAGTGTGATTAATAAGTCAGCAGAGACGAGGAAGGCGTTGCTGGAGATTTCTAGTGAACTTAAGGCTCTCAAGGAGGCGTATAAGAATGGTGCGATTTCAATTGATGAATATACTAAGGAAGTAACGGAACTAACAGCTATTCAAAAGGAATACCAGAGGGATTTGCGAGCGTATGATAACTTGTTACAGGCGAATGTGGCTACGCACGATAAGGCTATGCAGAGCAATAAGGTTCTTACAGGCTCTATAAGGGAGCTTAGTTCTGCATTGTCACAGAATAAGAAGATATATTCGGAACTCACAGCATCACAACGGGAGAGTGCTGAGGGGAAGGCGTTATTGGCTATCATACAACAACAGGATAAGGCGTATAAGGACTTGCAGAAGAGCATAGGGAATACACAGGTAGAGGTAGGTAATTATGAGCAGGCGATACGGAATGTGTTGGGTGATCATCAGGTATTCGGTATTTCAATTAATGGAATTATAGACCAGTTGGATAATTTGAAAGAGAAATTCTCGATACTTTCAACGCCAATACTAAATTTCATCAATGGAACGAATAGCAGTAAGGATAGCTTGGAAGGGGTAGCAGAGGGAGCGTTAGAGACGGGGAACTCACTGAATGTAACAACGGTTGCAACGGGTAGGACTTCTGTAGCGATGAAGGTATTCAGGGGGGCTCTTATCAGTACGGGTATAGGTGCTATATTGGTTCTGATAGGAAGTCTTATCTCGTACTTAACTAGCACACAGGAGGGAATGGATAAGGTATCGAGGGTAACGACGAAATTGAAGGTGGGATTCGATACAATGGTAGGAGTGTTACAACAGGTGGGAAAGGCGTTCTTCGGGACCTTTGCGAATGCAGTAGAGCCGGTGAAGAAGATAGGAAAGGTGATTGTAGATGTTATTATTCTTCCACTGAATCAGGTCATAGGTGTGGTGAAGTCATTAGGGAGCTTGTTAGAGGGAGATTTTAATAAGGCGTGGGAGAATGCTAGTAATCCAATAAGGAATCTAGGGAAGGATATAGTAGATGTATCTGATGCAACGAGAATGATGATAAAGGAGAATAGGGCGAATGCTAAGGAGATGGCGAATGCATTCAGAGGGGCAGGAGTTGCGATGGAGGACGCATTGGCTAGAGCGGAGAAGATTTCGGATATAAGTGAAAAATTAGCTAGCACTGAGGCGGATTTTATCGAGCAAACGGGTATCCTCAAGC